TGAAAACATATCTCCATACCATATTTTATTTAGTTCATATTCATTATAATATACATTAGAAAAGAACGACAAATACCCAATTATTGCGGAAAATGATCCGTGTGATAATATGATATTTTTACATGTGGATGCAAATTGAAATGTGATTATTTCATCATATTCAATTAATTCATTTTCATGTAATAGTTTTTTTTTATCCCATAGTAAAAGTAGTTTTTTAAATAGATACAATGTAATTTCGTCATTAAATTGTCCTACTTGACCTTTTATTTTTTCAATTATTTTATTTAGTTCATCTTCTATTTCATCGGGGTTTATATTTGTTTTGTAACTATGAATATAATCATCTATAGAATTAGAATTTAATATTGTTTTGTCCTCGTCATCTTCTGCGAGATTTTTGTGACTCAGTATATTCTGTAAATAATATTGTAAATTTTTTAATAAGTCAGCATGCTCTTCATCACTCATCATTACTTTATTCATTTCATGAAATAATATTTTTGGTAAAAATTTAAACAATGCATATGGGTTCTCCAGCATTGTAACCATACTTTTAAACATGGAAGTTTTATACGGATGTTCGGTAGGTAGTTCTGATAGTCTCACCCCACCTGACATACTCCCACCCTTTATAACAGTAGTCGTATGCCCTGTAACATGTACTCCTGGTGCACTCCCATACCAATCAAGAGTTCCGTATACATTAAGTCCTATTAAACCACTTGCTGTTGAAAAATTATTACTGGCAACAGTCACTACAGGAGCCAAAGGTCTTGGGGTATGAATGTACGCGGCGGCTGGAAATGTATTGACTGGAGGTTTATAAAATAACAGACCATCTGAACATGAAAATATAACGGGAACTTTATTTAAAATTGCATATGCAGCACATACGCGATCAATTGTAACTAATATTGCTTTATTTATAAAATAAGAATTAACGGTGTTTGTTGCTGCATCCATTTCAAAAAAATTAGTTTCTGTTTCTTTTGCACCCGTTCTTCTCTTCAAAAAATTCATACCATATTGATTAATGTATTTAGTTCCTAACGTTTGTAAACCATCGCCTGCACGTTTTAATGTAAAATTTAAATTTATACTATCTATAAACTCTTTAAAATTTCCATTTGCTTTTAATGTTTCGCAATATTCTGCAAATTTTTTATATAAATCAGAATATTTTGGAGGATTGACCAAACTATTTACTATATCACGTTTAGTTGTATTTCCAACACCACCAGTGTCAGCTTGAGTAAATTCTACGGCATATTTATCAGTAAGTTTGTTTACATTACTCTCAATGGAAGGTTTATTGGTAGGGTTTTGTTTATTAACTATGCATCCTATTAGTTTAGACGGGAACGCAGGTGGTTTGGTTGTATCTATATATTTAACTACTGTACTATAATCTCCTTTATCCCATCCAATACCTAAATATTCTATTACAAATGTACTATTGAACTCAATACGTTTTGCTACAGTTTGTGGGGTTTGATTAAATTTAGCATCGCCTACGTGTGGGGAAGCAGTAAAACCATCAGGAACATATTGACGCACTTCATTATTGCCTGGTTCTTCTACGTAAACATGGTCATTGTACATACTTATTGAACTCCATTGTGAACTTGCAGTAGTTTTGGATGGACAAGAATCAGATGCTGTTTCTTGATTAACCAATAGACCTACCCCACCTACAACAGACTGTAGGCTTTTTTTTCTTCGTTTTTTTACAGTTTTAGGAACTATTCCTGGCGTATCAATTACAAAAAATAATTTATTTTGGCATATATATTCTCCAAAAAAATCCCACATATCATCAAATGTTACACCTTCTTTAGTAGGTGTATCCTTTTTTTTGAAATATCCATATGTGCCTCTGGTGGTAGTATCATCTCCGCAATATTGCAACGCCAATAATAACATATGCGGTTCAACTGAATCTACGCTTGTTGCTAGTATAGATGGTGCATTTTTTTCAATAGGACTAATTGCTACTCCACAATAGGGTTTAATATCCATTTTGTCTTGATTAGCAGGAGGCGCTAGTAGACCAGGTATTACTTTTGGGACTTGTGGGAATGATGACTGCAATATGTAAGATAACAACATTAACCTAAATTTGTATGTTTTACTACTTTTCTCATACATAATTTTATCATACGCAAGTTTATATTTGGTTGTTTTACCAAAATCATGTATAGAATCTATAAATTGTATATATCTTAATAGTGTATGTTCTGTTAATCTATAGGATGGCGAACATTCAAAAAATGGGTGATAAGGCAAAGATAAATTTGGTCTTTTCGTACCATTTAATGCATCCTTACTATCATATAATCCATAGGTTGCACTTGTTGGAAATGTAAGTTGGCATTTAGAAACAGTTTTTGTTGTAATCCCTAAAATGCCTTTTATTTTTTGTAAAAACATAGCTACTGGATCAGACATTATTATAATCAATTATTTTAAATATTGTATAATTACTACACACTGAACCTCAATTTAAGAAATAAGTTGTATTCTAATATACAACTTATAATATATGATGGCGAAGAATCAATAAACGGATTATATGACAAAATTAAATTTGGTCTAGGTGGTTGTTAATGATTTTTTAATTGCGTAAAATGCATATCAACTGCAATTTGATTTCTAGTTATATTTCTTGACCTAAAACTTCTTTTTTATTGTATCCATTTTAATTTTTTTTGCATATAATTATACAATTGTAAATCGCACTATAAAAATAAATAATATTTTTATAATGTATGAAATCAGTAAATATTGACAAGTCTATGAAAATGGTTTCAATCTTGTTTTTAGTAGGAATAGTTTTAATTGGTGCATGGGCATTAACTAAATCTAAACAAGGATTTGAAAATAGTGAATCTTCAAATTCCATGTTTTTATTTGCAAATAATAAATCCAAACCTTCTTGTTGCAACTTTAGCTATAGTTCCAGCAATGGTTGCGTTTGTATAGATAAAGAACAACAAATGTTGTTACACACAAGAGGTGGTAATAGAACTATTGACGCTGATTTTTAAAACTTTTTCTGTACTTGTTGAACTTTCCTAATCTGCGTTTGTTGCTCTTGCGCTTGTAGTATTGCTGAGCGAGCAATAACCCAACAGGTAGTGCACTGGCACCAACTGCACCTGCTAATTCACCATTTAAGAATCCGCCACGCTTTCTTGAACTAAATCTCTTTGATTTCATATATTGTTGGGAGAAAATATTTTAAACGTGTCACATAAATTAAAATACTTAGAGTTAACATAAAATGAATAAATAAAAACCCAATAACATAAAATAAATAAGGCTTTATTTCTTCTAAAATAAGTTCTTTGATTGGATGAATAATTTTTTTGACATCTTGCTTAATATCTTCCCTTTTCAAAAAATCTAAATATTTGGATAACATAATATGGTTCTTTTATTTTTTAACATTGCGTGTAATCGCATTCTTAAAAAATATTAATTATGAGTATGACTATATATCAGCCAAATGATTCTTTTGATTTTTCTAAATTACAATTATCGCATCCAGTAATGGCTTCTAGCGGAACCTTTTTTTCAAAATTGACTCTATCGCCTACAGATGATCCTTTATTTATATATACACCAAAGAGCACAACAAAACAAGGTATCGTAAACACGAATAATAAAATATATACAGACATATCTCTCACAACAATAAATTCAAATATTATTCAATGGATGTCTTCTTTAGAAGAAAAATTGCAACAATTAATTTATGAAAAAAGAGATGTTTGGTTTGCAACTGAAAATATTGAATTGGACGATATCCAAAATGCATTTATTCCAATATTAAAAATATACAAAAATACAAATTATTTGTTACGATGCTATATTCAACAATCCAAGCAACAACTTAAGGGAGATCCGTTACTGATTTATAATGAAAATGAGCAACCGTGTTCTATCACAGATATCAATGAGAATACAAATATGATTACTATTTTAGAAGTACAAGGTATTAAATTTAGTCAAAAGTGTTTTCATGTTCCAATTATGATTAAACAAATTATGATTTTTGAAAAAACGGTATTCACCAACTGTTTAATTAAGCAAATAAATCCACAAGAAGTGAAACAAGAAAAACAAGAAAAACAAGAACTAGCACCCCAAATATCACAACTACCAGAAGTGAAACAAGATATTAAAGAAGAAATAGAAGATTTGAATATCGTTGATTTAGATAAATATGAAACGGCAGATATAATTAACTTAAAGAATCCAATAGATGAATACAACGCAATTGTACAACAAATGGAAGAATATAATCAACATGCAAAACAGGCATATATGAAAGCGTTGGAGCTTAAGCAACAATATGATATTGATGATGAAATAGAAATGCCATTAATATAATTTTTTTTTATATATTTTTATATAATGAAATCCGACAAAAATGATAAATTACTCGCTTTTGTAGCATTCGGCTTTTTAGCATTATTTATATTTAATGTTTACAACAATAAAGATTCAACTGATTTTATGACATCGTCTTATTCTGCTCCATCCAACCAATATTCGGTTCCTTCGCCATCCACACCTTTAGGACAAAATGATATGTATGGAAAAGCATCTGGTGTAAAAACAAATACTTATGGCATGGCTCCATCCATGCAAACTTTAGACGATCCTTCGCAATTATTGCCGAATGATGCAAATAAACAATGGAGCAATCTAAATCCTCAAGGAAATGGTCAATTGCAAAATGTTGCACTTCTAAACCCTGGCTTTTTAACAGGCATTAACACTGTAGGCTCTACTAAACGCAATAAAAACTTGCAAGATCGTTCTGAATATGTAATTCCTCAGAATAATGTAGGCCCATGGAACCAGTCTACTATTGAACCCGACCTATTGCGTAAACCTTTAGAAATAGGGTCACTTTAAATATATATTTTATATATATGAATATGTATTACATTATATGTATAATTCTCGTATGCATTGCATGTGCATTTTATTTAAATTCGGATTATTTTAATTTAGTATGTGTAATTGCAAAACGAGACGGAAATACATATTGTGTTCGTGATTCAGATCGCATACAAAAAAGTGTAGAATTATTGGCAGAAGCAACCGAACGGATGAAACAAACGGTCCAAACTCTAAAAGAAAAATATCCAGAAGATAAGCGAGTCATACGGTTAAGTAAAAATTTTAACCCAAACCGTATCGTAGAAACGTTGCCGACAAGTGAATTTACGGCATACAGTGAAGGTAAAGGAGTCAAATTGGCCTTTTGTTTAAGGAAACATAAAGACAAAATGAAATTGATTGATATCAATACGCTTATGTTTGTAGCATTACACGAATTGACACATTTAATGACGGAATCTATTGGACACAAACAAGAGTTTTGGAATAATTTTAAATTTATGTTGAAACATGCTTCCGAAGAAGGAATTTATGACCCCGTAGATTATTCTAAATCACCTACTGATTATTGCGGATTGATGATTGACGATAATCCATTATTTTAAAAAATAGATTTTATATAGATATACTATGCTAAAATCTATTAAAAAATATGATAAACAATATACACGCGTATTAGGTATTTTTAATCCGTATGAAACATTTCCGCATAAATTAGATGATAGTATTCCCAAATTTGACATTATTGCTTACAATTTGAATCCCAAATATAAATTTGTATACGATAAACTTTTTATAGCAAAATCGCAATCTATGGCATGCGGAACGTTAAAGGAAACACAAGAGGCCAATTATCCCATTTTTATTAAACCAAGGTACGGCCATTTATCTGCATCTAGTAAAAATTGTTACAAAATATCGTCGGAAGAAGAATTAAAACCGTTTTTAAAGAAAAAGGATATGATGTGGTCTGAGTTTGTAAATGCAAAAGAAAGTATGACCGATTTTATTTTAATTAACGGTGAAATAGTTCACCAAATTACTTATATATATTCTGAAAAACAAAACGGATTTTCGGATGATTGGAAGTATATATCTCCTGATAATAAGCCGCCAGATGAAATTGTAGAATGGGTAAAACGTCACATGGTTCATTATTCTGGACCATGTAATGTGCAATATAGATCTACTAAAATTATTGAAGTGGGTCTGAGATTTGCGCGAAGTGGAATGTACATTGAGAGTACGCATAATCCAAAATTAATAAAGGCAATTAATGATTCATGGAAAAATTATGTATGGAATTATAAAGATGAAAGTGATTTACGATTTAAACCATTTTATAGTTTTAAATGTTGGTCGCCAATACCTATTGTCTGTTTAATGCCGCAATATTTTATAGATGCGATTATGAAATCGTATGGGTGTATGCCGTTTTACGAATACTACTTTGAGCCTACTGGAAAAAGGAGTATTATCTTTTTTCAATTATTGCATGAAGATTTTGATAAGGGTATGAAAGCAAAAAAAATATTAGAATGGTGCATGTTACTCTTATCTAGTATTGTTTTATTATGTATAGTCGTTTCAATTTATTTGTTTATAATGAAAAAAAAATATAATTATGCGTTATATGTCTTGATTATTTTGTATACACTCAGTTTATTTAATTCATTGGATATTTTAGCGAATCAAATAACTAACCAAAAACAGTTTTTGTTCTAGTTTACCACGGCAAAAAGTAAACTGAATGGCGAGTGGTGACTTCATACCCATCGCGCAACATTTGCATACTGACAATAGAGGATGTTTCCCATCCACGTCCATTAGACAAATCGCCTACGCAATAAAGAGAATACCCACTGCGATCCGTCTCAAACTTCCAGTTGTAAAGAGTGTAGACTTGCAGCATTGCTACTATATATAGTGGCAGGTCTTTAAGTTTTTCTAGAATTATATTTTTTAGTAGCGAGCTTATAGGCAGGCTTACTAGGATCGCATGTTTTCAATAT